TGTAGTTCATATTTTTCCTCGCTTTCTAAAAAAAGAATCTAAAATACTCCGTCATTGTCTTGACTTCCTGATCTGATTTTAAACACATTTTCTACCCCGGCTTTCGCAAAATAGCCGAATACACACGTCCGCAGGATATCGGATGCCTGCTCGATGTATGTACCAAGATAGGAAAAGTCTTGAAAATACCACATAGCTGCACACGAATAGAAAAAGCTCATGACGTACAGTACGGAACATGTAACCACAAGCTTTTTGGAAAATTCCCACAACCATGTTTTCTTGTTTTTTTGCCGTCTTTTCATTCTTTCACCGCCTGCTCTGCATCAGCTCTGCAACCAGCTCTGTCTCGTGCATCGGAATTACTTCCAATGCACGCATAGCAGGCTGTACAACAGTGTGCATATGCCCGTCCCCTCCGTTTTTCTCGTAGTCTCCGAACATGTCCCAGAACGCTTGCGCCTCCATCTCTGACCACGCCTGTTTCGGGTTTACCTCCTTGCTTGTGTAATACCGGTACGCGTAAAGCAGCCGTTCCCGAAGCTCGTTGCGCTTCTGCTTTCGCCTCTCCGCTTCGATTTCCTCAATCCGGCGCATGACATCCTCCTGAAATTTCTGTATCCTGTCCATGCGCTCTGTGAGCTTTTTCTGAATATCAAGGGACTGTTTCCGCCATTCTGGATATTTCGCTTCTTGCTCGATGATCCGGGTGATCTGCTCATCTTGGGCTTTTTTTAAGTCATGCTGCTCGACGATGACCTTTTTCATTTTCCAATAGATTTTGCACAAAAATACAAATGCAGCTACAAGCAGGATCAGTGATCCCACGCTGTATTTGCCAAACACTTCTATCAATGCATCCATTCCGCTTCCTTTCTGCCCTCATTTAAGCACTTACCGTCACATGTTATCTCCTCGTCATCGCAATCTGCGTACCTCCGGCATGCGCACTCGATAACGTCAAGATCTGCCTCGATCTCCTCCAGGGTTTTTGTCGGCGTCCCCTTAATCAGGAAGATTAGATCATAGATTGCCGACCATAATTTGGAGATAATCTGTAACTTTGTCATTTATCGCCCTTCCTTTTCTGGAAAAGATGGTAATGCGGTTTATCCTCTCCAAAGAACTTCCAGCGAATCACATCATCCAGAAATATTCCCGCTGCCGACAGAAGGAACCACAGCAACGTAAATTGCGGGCATATCTGACCAAGTATATTTCCGGGCATGTTACTGTAATCCCACATATTCAGCCCCAACCATACATTCAGGATCAACCCGGAAATAAATTCAATCACTGTGATCCCGGATGCAGCTATCAACTGCTGGAGAAGCAAGGGCATACACCTGTTTTTCTCATTCAGCGCACCACAGATAACGAAACACAGTCCGCCGCATCCTGCCATTGCCGGAAATGAATATCCCCGGAAGATCACTTCCAGGGAATAATAAAAAACTCCTCCGATCAGGAAGAGTGTCAGGTACTTTATGATTTTTTTCACTATGCAATACCTCCGGATGCCAGAACCTTCATGTAATCTTTCAGCACCTCATTCTGGAACTCTTCCGGGATTTCAGCTCCCCACCGAATCTGCTCCAGATTGCTTGCTTTCTCTGCCGACTTAATCCACATATTCAAGGCATTGCAATATGTTGTGTTATAAGACACATAGAACATCGCTTTATTGACGATGTTCTGCATATCCTCAGCCGAGAAATACTTGCAAGGCTGTCCGTCCTCGTGGTATTCCAACTTTTCCACTCCGGCCAGCAACTGCATTTTCTTGCCGAATAAATTGATCTGATCCTTTTCAGTCAGGCTGAAATGTTCCACTCCGGAAGATGTGCTCACATCCACGCCAGCATATATTGTCTGCTCACACGCAGAGGCAATTTCCCGGTATTTCGCTTTTCTGGCATCTTCCAGTCTCAGGTCTTTCACGCTGGAAGGATCCGGAACCTCTTCAGCTTTTGCAAACCAGTAATCAAAATCAGATTCGATCTCTTCCTGAGTTACTTTGCCCTGGTAATGGAACTGAATTTCGTCACACTCCCACACCTTGTACTTATTCTTTTTCCCATCCTGGATTTCTTCTTTCTCCGCCAACTCAATGTTTTTACGCATGATAATGTCTGTTCCGGAAAATACCGGATAGATCTCAACTACTGATGGCTGCGATAAGTAAGATTCTCTTCTCATTTTCTACTTCCTTTCCGTGCTTGCTCGCACTGTATGAGCACAATTTGAATAGTTCATCAAAGCAATACTTTATCCGGAATTTTAAGCTATTGCTATATTTCACCCACCCTTTATAGGCAGCGATTCGACAGGCTCTCCACCAGGGAACAAATCCCTTGGATTTATAATCGCTCCAGGCCCTTAATACCTGTCTCCGGATCCTCCGGAATACTCTTCCACGGATGATTGTGTACCTTCTCCGGACTACATAGCCCATCATATCTACTCCAGGCGTTCTTTTCTTACTGCCTTTTCTTCGTTCTTCCAGGTTCTCCCGTTCTTCATCGAAAGATGCCACCTGGTAGAATTGCCAGATACCTTTAATCTTCAACCCGAACTTGTCATGAGCCCAGATCGTAGCTTTCTTCATGGCTTTCTTTAATTTCGACACATCTCCGTAGATAGTGAAATCGTCTGCATAGCATACAACCGCATACACAAGCCTATTTCGCTTGCCTCTTCGCATCTGGGCTTGCCCGTAAATATATCTCAGAACATATGCCATCACGTAGTTGAATAGCCATGCCGGAAGATACCCACCAATACAAAGATGGTTCCCAGGATAATTGCTCATCAACGCACCCAGGAACCATAACAGGACTTTATTCTTGCCTACATCCCTTCTCAACATTTCCATGACAATCGGAACTGTTACTGAAGGATAAGCTTTTGTAACATCGCCTTTCACGGCAACTACCTTCCCGTGAAATTTCTTCCGGAGTAGTCTTTCGATCTTCCGTTTACCGGCTACGCCTCCCTTATTTGGGATGCTGCCATACTGAATCTGCATAATTTTGGCTCTGAATAGCGGTTTCAGCGCAAACACGGCGATATACTCAAAAACCTGCTGTTCCGGAGATTCCTGGCAGATATCACGGATCTTCTGCGTCAGCCCGTCAATTCTTCGAAACTGGCGGATCGGTTTTAATTGTAAATCTCGGTTGATTATACGTTGCGTCAGCATCTTTGCTACTTCTGATTCCGCTTCTAAGGTTCGTTTAAAATCCTTATTCAGCTGATCTTCTGCGATCTCACGCTTTGTTATTTTCCCGGTCTTACATAGCAGACGTTGGAAATCTTTCCTGCTCCGCTTATTCCGGAAGCATTCCACAACGGCGTCTTCATTGAATTTCCAGTCCTCAATGTTTACCGTTGC